ACGGAAGACAGGCAAGACGCAAGAAAGACGTTTGCCAAAGACCCTACGCCTAAGCTTATTGCAGTTTTGGCGATGGTGGGATTCTTGGCTTACATTTTTATGGTCACGCTTCAAGCGCCTGAAAGCAATGACGATGCGATTGTCAACCTTGTCCTCGGTTACCTTGGCGGTCTGGTTAGCGGCATTGCCAGTTTCTACTTCGGGTCTAGCCACAATGGAAATTAAAGGTATGGAAAAACTCATAGAACAGCTAAAACGCCATGAAGGTGTTAAGACGCGTGCCTACAAAGATGCCTACGGTACTTGGCACATTGGCGCAGGGCGAAATATTCATCCTGACGGCCAGCACCAAGGGATAGGACTGAGCATCGAAGAAATCGACTTCATGCTGAGTAACGACATTGTGAGAACAATCCAAGAGCTAAGCGCAGAATATCCGTGGTTTAACGATCTGGAAGACGGGGCAAGGCGTGATGGGATTATCAACATGCACTTCAATCTTGGTAGGGTTCGTTTCTCCAAGTTTAAGAAGGCCATCGCTCATATGGAGAAAGGTGACCACGACGCAGCAGCTACTGAATTTTTGGACTCGCTGTGGGCGAAACAGGTAAAAAATCGCAGTCTGGAAGTTACGGACATGATTAAGACTAACGAGTATGTATGAGTACCGAGCCACAATTCTAAAAATAATTGATGGGGATACTGTCGATGTGGATATTGACCTTGGCTTTGACTCTTGGCTGCGCAAGCAGCGCATTCGTTTGCTTGGAATTGATACACCCGAGTCTCGGACAAGGGATAAAGAAGAAAAAAAGTATGGCTTACTCGCAAAACAATTTGTCACTGACTTTATACCGGTGGGCAGTACGTGCGTACTACGAACCCAAAAGAAAGGTAAGTACGGTAGATACTTAGGAGATTTTAAGGCCGGTAGAAAATGGCTATGTGCCGAATTATTAAAGCACCACCATGCAGTAGAATATCTTGGGCAAAGTAAAGACCTTATTAAAGCTGCGCATCTGGAGAATAGAAAAAAATTAGTATAAGATTAATTTTGATTTTATCTGACAGGGGCGCAAAACATGGATGTAATTTCACTGGCTCAGTTTGTCCAGAAGTCGATTAGAACACGACGCGAAAATATACGGGAAGTATTAGAAAGCAATGGCGTTAATAGCATGGAGCAATATCAAAAGCTCATGGGAGAGCTAGACGCTTTATTTTATGTTGAAGAGGAACTCTCGGGCCTTTTAGAAAAACAGGAGCAATAGATGACTAAATCGGCAATTATTACACCCGTAGGGGTGACCGCTGAGACTGGTACCGTTGAAGATTCGTATGTCAAATCGGAAGACCGGGTACTAGATCCTTCCAAACTTTCACACTCTCTTTTAGATCGAATGCCTAAGCCTACGGGCTGGCGCATCCTTATTCTGCCCTATCGAGGCAAAGGGGTAACAGACGGGGGCATTCATTTAAGCAAACAGACAGTGGACGAGGATCAGATTCAGACCGTTGTAGGGTATGTTTTAAAACAAGGCCCTATGGCATATAAAGATAAGGATCGTTACCCAGATGGGCCATGGTGCAAGGAAAAAGATTGGATTGTGTTTCCCCGTTATGCGGGGTCACGTTTTCGCATTGAAGGCGGTGAAGTTCGTATTCTTAACGACGATGAAGTAATCGCCACTATTTTAAACCCTGACGATATTTTAAGTTTTTAAGGAAGAGTCCATGGCTACAACTAAAAGTGAACATAAGCCTGACGATGGGCAGGTAGATTTAGAATTTGATGAGTACGAAGAAACCACTGTAGATCTTCCATCGGACGATGCCAAAGAAGAAAAAACAGAGGCAAAAGTCGAGGTGGAAGAAGACACCAAATCTGAAGACGATGACGAGCATGAAAAAGTTAGCAAAAATGCTGAACGTCGCATTGGGCGTCTTACCAAAAAAATGCGAGAAGCTGAACGCCGAGAACAAGAAGCAATTAATTACGCTAAAAATGTTCAAGCGGAGTCTCAGCAGCTAAAGCAAAAGCTACAAACCGTTGACCATGGGTATATGAATGAATATGGAAATCGGCTAGACATCGAACAAAAACAAGTTGAGTCTGAACTAAAACAGGCTATGCAAGCCAATGATCCGGATAAGGTTATAGAACTTCAGCGCAAGATTGCACAATTAGCAGTATCCGCAGAAAACTACTCTAAGGTAGAAAGAGCAAGGAAAGTTCAGCCACAACCACAAGCTCAACCACAAGCTCAACCACAAGCTCAACCACAAGCTCAACCGGTGGAGCAGCCGCCTGATCCTAAAGCCGAAGAATGGGCTTCTAAAAACGAATGGTTTGGAAAAGACGAAGCCATGACTTTTGCGGCTTTTGGCATTCATAAAGCCATGGTTGAAAAAGAAGGGTTTGACCCGCAAAGCGATGACTATTATGATGAATTGGATTCACGAATAAAAACCAAATTCCCTCAAGAATTTGATAACGGTTCCGGCAAACGACCCGTCCAAAATGTAGCCGGAAATTCCCGCAGTAGAAGTAGAGGACGCAACAAGCAAGTCAAACTCACCCAAAGCCAAGTCGCTATTGCGAAGAAACTTGGGGTGCCACTGGAAGAATACGCGAAGTATGTAAAGACTTAGGAGAAAGTGATGTCATCAACTAAAAAAGGGTTTGAGGGCACCAAAACTCCTCGCGCAACAACAACTAGGGAAAAGACCCAACAGCGTAAGCCGTGGGCACCCTCCTCTAGTTTAGATGCACCGCCTGCACCCGAAGGGTACAAGCATCGCTGGATACGCTCAGAAGCTCGTGGGTTTGTAGACACTAAAAATGTCTCTGCCCGATTACGCGAAGGATATGAATTGGTACGTGCCGAGGAATTTCCTGATTTTGAAGCGCCAGTGGTCGATTCAGGTAAATACGAAGGTGTAATTGGGGTTGGTGGGCTATTGTTAGCTCGTATTCCTTTGGAAACTGTAGAAGAACGTAATGCGTACTATCAAGGACGCGCTAAAGATCTTCAAGACGCAGTAGACCAAGAATTACAGCGAGAGAATGCCCACAATACCATGACGATCAGCAAGCCTGACCGTCAATCTCGTGTAAACTTTGGTGGTCCTCGAAAAGAGTGACCTTTTAGGAGAATAGCCTATGGCAAATCAAGAAAGTGCCTATGGTCTACGTCCTATTGGCATGGTGGGTAGTGGTCCCAACTCAACCGGTATCACGGAATATGAAATCGCCAGTGGTAACACTAATGTTATCTACAACGGCGAAATTTGTGTCCCATTAGCCTCTGGATACATAGATCAAGCGGGTGACACCGCAGGTGGTACAACGCAAGCACTAGGTGTGCTGACAGGCGTTATGTACCAAGATTCGACTCAAAAGAAGCCTGTTTGGTTAAACTACTGGCCCGGTTCTGGCGCTGTAAGCGTGGATACTAATTATCCAGTCCGTGCTTACGTTGCTGACAACCCTAACCAGTTGTTCCAAGTATCTTCCGATGCGTCGTTAACCAGTAAAGCCACGGCGCAAGCTGCGGTTTTCGCTAACACTGATTTGGGAACTTCTGCCCGTTCCGGTTCTACCGATACCGGCAAATCCAGTTCTGAAGCCAGTGTGGCAAACATCGCCACTACAGCCACATTACCTTTGCGTATTGTGGGTATTGTGGATGACGATGCTAATAGTGACTTCACTGCGGCGGGAATCCCGCTCAAAGTGCGGTTAAATGCTCACTTTAACGCCGGTACTCGTCGCTTTGATTCACAGACGACTGCCGACTCAACCGGACTATAAGGAGGCTTAGATGACTATTTCTCGCGCTCAACTAGCGAAAGAACTAGAACCCGGCCTGAATGCCTTATTCGGGTTGGAGTATGACAGGTACGAAGACGAAGCTGCGGAGATCTTTGAATCCGAAGGCTCAGATCGAGCTTTTGAAGAAGAAGTGATGCTTTCTGGCTTTGGCACAGCACCTGTTAAAACTGAAGGTAGTGCAATTAACTTTGATGACGCGCAGGAGACTTACACTGCTCGTTACACCATGGAAACTATTGCACTGGCTTTTTCAATTACAGAAGAAGCTGTAGAAGACAATCTTTATGATCGTCTAGCTGCACGATACACTCGTGCGTTGGCTCGTTCTATGGCTCAAACCAAGCAAATTAAAGGCGCCACTGTTTTGAACAATGCTTTTTCTACTGGGTCACCTATTGGTGACGGAGCGGCATTGTGTTCAGCAGCGCATCCTAGTTTGTCTGGTAATCAATCTAACTTGTTGGCAACTCCCGCAGATTTGAACGAAACTTCTTTAGAAGATATTTTGATTCAAATTGCTGGCTTTACTGATGAGCGTGGATTAAAAATTGCTGTCCGTGGCACTAAGTTGTTGATTCCTAAAGAACTTCAATTTATTGCGGAGCGAATTATTAACTCTAATTTGCGTCCCGGTTCGGCAGACAACGACATTAACGCTATGAAATCAATGGGAATGCTCCCTGAAGGGGCGGTGGTCAACCACTTTTTCACTGATGCAGATGCGTATTTTGTCAAAACTGATTGCCCTAATGGTTTCAAACTTTTCAACCGTACTCCGCTGAAAACAGCGATGGAAGGGGATTTTGATACCGGCAATATGCGCTTTAAGGCTCGTGAGAGATACGCTTTTGGTGTCTCTGATTGGCGTTGCGTATACGGCACTCCGGGCGCCTAGTAACTTTAGTCGGTTACACAAAAAGGGCGGCATTATTGTCGCCCTTTTTTTATTCCTTTATACTGCTCCTGTTACCTGACTATCACATCCCGTGATAGACACTAGCCACGACAGGAGAACACTACATGGCTACTCATTTTAAAGGTCCAATTCTTTATTCCTCTGCCCGTAAAGGTCTTGAAAACCTCCAAGTTGGGGTTTGGCCCGATCAGGCGGTTTTTCTCGATGATTTCACCGGTATAGTTATAGATGCTACCAATGACTGGACGGTGGTGAAAGATAGCGGTGCTACGGTCGCTATTGCAGCAGATACGGCAACAGGAGTTGTGGCACTTACTTCCGCCGCTACTACTGATGATGATGGCGCTTCGATTCAAGGTAATGAAATATTTCAGTTGCCTTCGACTGCTGGAGAAAAACTCTTTTTTGAAGCCCGTTTTTCTATTGCTAGTACCTCTGGTGATAGCGTGGGACAAATGGATGTTTGGGTAG